AGTGGTGATGTAACGGCAATCGGACATATGCAGGCTCAAGCTGGTGGCCCAACTCCTCTTTCGCCTGAAGGACTGGCTGAGGCTTTACTTAATTCAATTTTAGCAGATTTTAATGATCCAGGAACTGTTGGGGAAGCACTAAATAGCATCGGTGCTGCAGGAAACCCATGGAGCTCTGATCTTGCTTCGAACAACTCTCCTGGAACATTTGGCGAAAAGATTCAACGACTATTAACTTTAGCAGAATTTTTGGGGTTGAAATGATTGATAAGGAAAACACAGTTTTTCGAGTTGTAAAAATGAAGCCTGGTGTTCCTGTCAGAGCTTATAAAAAGTTTGGCGGCGAGATTGGTGCCGAAATTGATAAGCATGACTTGATCAAAGCCATCGTTGAGCTAATTGGAAATCCTGCCATGTTATTCACGAAACAACAGCTCTACGACAAGATCGATTACGCCATGGAGCGCATTCAAGCAAATATGCAAGAGTCCACGATCTCGGTAGCTGGTCTTAAGGTTCCACATGAGTAATGTCATTGATGTTCATTTCGATCGTCAATTTATGGATCTCATTTGGGAATGCATTGCCAAAAAAGGTTTTGATTCCACAAGAGACGAAATGATTGCCTCCGGATTCAATAGCTCATTTGTAACAGTAATTTTAAGAAAGATTTTGAAAAATAGATCGAGGCCATGAACAGAAGTGAAAAGATCGAGCTCATTTCTCTCATAGAGGAAAAAAAACGTCGTTTGGCGAATGGAAAAATGTTTTCATATTATCCTGACTCAGGGCCATTGAGACGCGAACTTTACAAAAAACACATGCAGTTTTTTGAGTCCGGTAAATCATACCGTGAACGTCTTTTCATGGCTGCAAATCGTGTTGGTAAGACAGAGGGCGCAGGAGGATTAGAGCTCACATATCACCTAACTGGTCTGTATCCAAAATGGTGGAAAGGCAGAAAATTTGATAAACCAATTTCGGCATGGGCAGCTGGTGATAGTGGCAAGACAGTTCGAGAGATCATTCAGCAAAAGCTATTGGGTCCATCTTTTAGTATTGGAAGTGGTCTAATTCCTAAAGACAGAATCATAAGGACAACTGCTAAGGCCGGGGTTTCAGATGCCATTGATACCATTCAGGTAAAGCACTCTTCTGGTGGCATCAGCACATTGGTTCTTAAGTCATACGACCAAAGACGGATTTCGTTTCAAGGGTCAGAGCAAGATGTCATTTGGCTTGATGAAGAGCCACCGCTAGATATTTACACTGAATGTCTTTTGCGAACTATGACGAATAATGGCCTTGTGATGATCACTTTTACTCCGCTTATGGGAATGAGTGAAACAGTGATGTCCTTTTTGCCTGGCGGGCAGATTGAAGAAAAAAGTGAAGGTTCAAAATTTGTCGTAACAGCTTCATGGGACGATGTCCCTCATTTGTCTGAAGAAATTAAAGCTGAATTATATAAATCGATTCCTCCATTCCAAAGAGATGCGCGCTCGAAAGGTATTCCACAGCTTGGATCAGGGGCCATCTATCCAGTTCCAGAAAGTGAATTTATTGTCGATGATTTCAAGATTCCGGATCACTTCTTAAGAGTGTACGGAATGGACGTTGGATGGAATAGAACAGCAGTGCCATGGCTTGCATGGGATAGAGACTCAGACATTGTTTATATAACGAGTGAGCATTATCGAGGACAAGCCGAACCTTCAATTCACGCTGAGGCGGTCAAATCACGGGGCGCTTGGATTCCAGGTGTTATCGATCCAGCAGCAAGGGGTCGCAGTCAGTTGGATGGTCATAGGTTAATTGAACAGTATCAAGGATTGGGACTGAAATTAAATGTAGCAAAAAATTCAGTTGAATCTGGAATATATGAAGTCTGGATGAGGCTTTCAACAGGAAGGCTTAAGGTTTTTAGAAGCTGCCAAAATTGGATATCAGAGTTCAGACTTTATCGCCGTGATGAAAAAGGCCAGATTGTTAAACAAAACGATCATCTAATGGATGCAACAAGGTATGGGATTGTAAGCGGTCTCGATTTAGCAAAAACAAAACCTGCAGAGAAACAAAATAATCAAGATTTCGAATTCTATGAAACCGCAGGAAGTTGGATGGGTTAAAGATACATTTTGTAAAATTAGTTATTACATAGCCACTGATTCACCATGATGTCGTGGATAAATCTTCAGAAAAAAAACCAAATACTGTTGATAAAGAAGAGGTATTAAAGACCGCTCTTAAGCGATTCAGATTGGCTGAAGAGGCCGATATTGAACAACGTAAGCTCGAGCAAGAGGACGTTGAGTTTCGAGCAGGTAAGCAGTGGTCTGATGCGGATCTTATGCAAAGAAGGTCAGAGCGGAGACCGGCCCTTGTAATCAATCGCATCCCTCAATTCATCCGCCAAGTTTCAAACGAGCAACGGCAAAATCCATCTGAAATTAAAGTTTCACCTGTAGACGATAAGGCAGACATTCAAACTGCTAAGATTCTTCAGGGAATGATTCGTCATATTGAATACGACTCCAGTGCAGACATTGCCTACGCAACGGCGACAGACTCTGCTGCTACTAAAGGCCGTGGGTACTTTCGAGTTATCACTGATTATGAGTCGTGCGATTCATTTAATTTGGTCGCAAAAATCAAAAGAATTAGAAACTCAGGATCTGTTTTTCTTGATCCACACCATAAAGAACCGGACGGAAGTGACGCATCTTGGGGATTTGTTTTTGAGGACATGAGTCTTGATGATTTCAAGGCTCAGTATCCAAAAGCAAAGCTGAACAGCATGGACTCATACGAAACCACCGGAAATCAAACCCCTGGTTGGTTCAGTAAAGACTCTTGTCGAGTAGCTGAGTATTTCTTTAAAGAATACACCAATGATACTCTTCTGAAACTTCGAGATGGCTCAGATATTTTGTTGTCCGAAGCCAAACAAGAAATTCCAGAAGAGTTAATTCTTAATAAGCGTCAGACAACAAAAGTTAAAATCAAATGGCTCAAAATTAATGGAGTTGAAATCCTCGAGGAAACTTATTTCCCAGGGGAGTTCATCCCAATCATTCCAGTCTATGGCGACGAAATTGTCATGGACGGAAAAGTTATTTTTGAGGGCGTTGTCCGTCACGCAAAAGATTCCCAAAAAATGTATAACTACTGGGCCTCTGCTGAGACAGAGATGATCGCTCTTGCTCCAAAGGCTCCATTTATTGGAGTTGAGGGGCAATTCGAAGGTCATGAGAGAGCATGGAAAACTGCAAATGTAGTTAACCATGCATTCCTTCAATACAAACCTATTTCCGTAGATGGAAAGTTAGCACCTCCTCCTCAGAGAAATGCATTTGAGGCGCCTGTTGCAGCGATAACGAACGCTCGAATGAATGCCGCCGAGGACTTAAAGGCGACGACAGGGATGTACGACGCCGCTATGGGAAATCATAGCAATGAAACTTCAGGAATTGCAATTTCAAGAAGAGTTGCTCAGTCCCAGACAACGAACTTTCATTTCATCGATAACTTAAGAAAATCTCAACGTCATTGCGGTCGGATATTAATTTCCATTATTCCAAAGGTATACGACACAGCTCGAACTGTTGCGATTCTTGGTGAAGATGGAACAAAAGAAATTGTTCAAATCAATCAGATCTTCGAAAAAGACGGCAAAGAATCTCAGTACGATCTGAGCAAAGGGAAATACGATGTAACGATCGATAACGGTCCAAGTTTCATGACAAGACGTCAAGAGGCTGTGGCATCGATTATTGATTTCATTAAAGTCTATCCTGCTGCTGCTCAAATTGTTGGCGACCTATTAGCCAAAAATATGGATTGGCCTGGTGCTCAGGAAATCTCTGAGCGGCTTAAGAAGATGGTCCCTCCAGAATTACAAGATCAAAACAGTGATCAAGCTCAAATGCAAATGAGCCCTCAAATTCAGGGGCAAATGCAGCAGATGAGTCAAATGATTGAGGCACTCACTGCTCAACTAAACGATGCGAATGAAAAAATAAAAACAAAGTCAATGGAGATTGAATCTCGTGAGCGAATTGAAATGGCGAAGCTTAAAGCTGACATTTCAAAAAAAGCAGCAGAGCTCGACTCGAGAGAGGCAATCGAAATTCTTTACCACGAGATGGAACAGTTAAAGCAACGGCTTTCATTCGTGGATTTCAATGAACCGTTTGATGAAGAAACAAACGGCGCTGGCTCTATCGAAGCTATGGCGCCTCAACAAAACCAATCTACCGGCGGATTCACACCGGGCTTACACATGGAGGAAAATCCGTGAGAAATATCAATTTGGTCTCTACGACCGACACTGAGGAGCAAGTACAAGAGGCACTAGGGAAGGCGCCAAAAGGAAATGGCTCTGAAGATAAATCCGATGCGCAAAAAAAAGGTGCAGAAACTACTTTGGATTCGGAAACCAAAGAAAATAATGAGCATGCAGAAGAAATCGAAAACGAGGATGAGTTAGATCATGACGAGTCTGACGATACTGAATCTGATAAGGATGATTCCAAAGAGGATGACAAGCCAAAAAAGAAAAAATCAGGATTCAAGCGTCGTTTAGATAAAGTTTTGAGTCGAGCTCAGCGAGCAGAGCAAGAGCTAAATGAGCTCAAGGCGAAGCTTGCTGAAGGTAGTGCCGGCAATAAAGGCAATGATGATCAAGTCAAAGAAGGTAGCGGAGGAGGAAAGAAGCCTCGTCCTGAAAGCTTCGATACTCATGAGGAATACGTAGAAGCTCTTGCCGATTGGAAGTTTGATGAAAAACAAAAGCAAATTTCTAAAGAGCAAGAAAAAGAAAAGGCTAAAGTACAAGAGCAAGATGCTCTTAAGTCACACGTAGACCGAGTAAAAGAGTTTAAGAAGTCTGCTGCCGATTTTGACAAGGTTATATCCGCCGTCGATGACATCGAGGCGCCTGTTTTTATTCAAAAGGCAATTATTTCGTCTGAAATGGGTCCAGAGCTCATGTATGAGCTCGCAAAAGATCCAGATCGATTTGAAGAAATTTGCTCGATGACTCCAGAGATGGCCCTTAAGGCCATTGGAAAATTCGAAGCAAAGATCGAGCAATTTGCGGGCAAAAAACCACCAACAAAAATTCAAACAAGAGCTCCTGCGCCTTTGTCTCCCGTCGGAAATGGATCTTCAGGCGTTTCAAAGTCTGAGGATGACATGAGCTATCGAGAATACAGAGCGCACAGGACTGCTCAACTTAGGAGTAGATAACAATGGCAAATACAATTTTGACTGCCACGAAAATTACAAATGAAGCACTCATGGTGCTTGAAAACAAACTGTCATTCACAAAAGGCGTCATGAGGGAATATGACGATAAGTTCGGAGTTGAGGGAGCAAAAATAGGTGATACCCTTAATATTCGAAAACCAGCTCGATACTTAGGCCGTACTGGTACTGCTCTTGCTGTTGAGGATCATACAGAAACTCAAGTTCCACTCCAGTTGAATACTCAGTTTGGTGTGGACGTATCGTTTACTTCGAAGGATTTAACTTTATCAATTGATGAGTTCAGTGATCGCGTAATCAAACCAGCAATGGCAACAATTGCAAATAAGATCGACTTTGATGGATTGTCTCTTTATTCATCTGTCGCAAATGCGGTCGGAACTCCAGGATCAACGCCTACAACTCTGAAGACATATCTTCAAGCAGGTGCGGCGCTAGATAATGAGGCGGCTCCTCGCGATGGTCAGCGATCATGTGTGATCAATCCAGTTGCGCAAGTTGAGATCGTAGATGCATTGAAAGGACTATTTCAATCGTCTGATAAAATATCTGATCAGTATGAAACAGGCACTATGGGGCTTGCTGGCGGTATGAAGTGGAGTATGGATCAAAACATCTTCTCTCACACAGTTGGACCATTGGGTGGGACACCTCTTGTTAACGGTGCTTCTCAGTCTGGATCAAGCTTGATCACAGATGGATGGACGGCGGCAGCAGCATCTCGTCTTAAAAAAGGAGACGTGTTTACAATTGCAGGAGTTTTTGGGGTAAATCCTCAATCTCGCCAATCTACTGGAACATTGCGACAGTTTGTTGTTACAGCTGATGTAAGTTCGGATGGCGCTGGAAATGCGACCATTCCAATTTTCCCAGCAATCACAACATCTGGTGCTTTCCAGACAGTAACTGGATCTCCGGCAGATAATGCTGCGATTACGATTCTGGGTGCTGCAAACACTTTGACACCTGCAAATCTTGTTTATCATAAGAGTGCATTTGCTCTTGGATGTGCTGATTTGTACGTTCCAAAAGGTGTCGATATGGCTGCTCGAGCAAGCGACAAGCAACTCGGAATTTCGATTCGAATGGTACGCCAATATACCATTTCGAACGACCAGTTCCCTTGCCGTTTTGATGTGATCTACGGATGGAAAGCACTCTATCCAGAGCTTGCTTGCCGAGTTCAAGGTTAATTGCCCACCACTTGGGGTCCAGGAGAAATCCTGGGCCCTGTCTTTTAAAGGAGGTTAGGCATGACTGTTAGAGATCTCATTGAAGGATCACTAAGACTTTTAGGTGCAATTTCGACTGGACAAAATGCGTCCGCAGCCGAAGCAGCAGATGGCCTTTCGTCGTTGAATCAAATGATTTCATCATGGAGCACGAATGGACTTACGGTATTCAAACAAACAAGAGAAGAGTTCGACCTCGTTCCTTCACAAAGCGTTTATACTATTGGAGCGGGCGGGAATTTTAATACCTCTAGGCCTGTTGATCTTAATAGAGCTGCAATTCAAATAAATGGCTCTGAAATTCCAATTGATATTTTGCAAAATCAAGAGCAGTGGGCTGATATCATTTCAAAGTCTGTAACTTCATCATTTCCATGTGCAGTTTATTTGGACGGATCATATCCATTAAATAACTTGAACGTCTGGCCGGTGCCATCTGTTTCTACAAAACTTGTTTTATATTCAAAAAAAGCAATTACAAACTTTGTCTCAGTAAATGATGTCATTTCAATGCCTGAAGGTTATGAGCGCGCTTTACGTTTCAACTTGGCAGTTGAGATGGCCCCAGAATTTAATAAAGAGCCTTCAGCGACAACATTTGCCATTGCTCAAGAGTCTCTTGGGAATATTAAAAGGATGAATTTAAAACCAGTCATTGTTGAATGTGATTCGGCTTTAATTGGTGATGGAGTATTCGACATATATTCGGGTGGCCAATGAGATTTCAAGGATTCATTGGCCCTGCTTATACGGCCGAATCGGTTAATATCGATGCCCAAAGATGTGTTAATTTATACCTAGAAACAAATCAAAGTGGGGTTGCAAAAGAAGGTGAACCATCTTGGCTCAGATCTACTCCTGGTCTTGAAAAGCTTATAGAAATTGGCGATGGCCCTATTCGTCTTGTTCACACTGATCCAACAGGACGAATTTTTATTGCAAGCGGCAATGAGATGTACAAGTTAGAATTGATTTCTGGAGTTTGGACAGAAACCCTTCTTGGAACACTTGTGACATCAAGTGGCGTTGTCAGAGCAGCATCAAGTGATCTTCATACTGTATTTGTTGATGGAGATACTTGTTACGCATTTTATACTTCTACTGGGCCATATGTGGAATGGTTCGGAACCTTTGGTTCATTCGGTTATTCAGCGGTAGATAACGCCACCCACGTTGTTTTCATTGATGGCTATTACGTTTTTTGCGATGGGACCTCAAATAAGTTTTACTGTTCAGATTTAAATAGCCTGGTCGTCACACCACTCGATTTTGCTTCAACGGAAGGTGATCCAGACAACATTTCAGGACTTATCGCGAATAACAGAGATCTTTGGATTTTCAATGAAAGATCGACCGAAGTTTTTACGAATACAGGAAATGCTGATTTTCCATTTGAGCGAATTTCAGGTGGATTTATTGAAAATGGATGTATTGCTCCTGGAAGTATCGCAAAGATTTCTGGATCGGTGTTCTGGTTAAGTGCCGATGCTTTTGGATCCGGAATGATTTTTGGATCAAGCGGACTTTCACCATTAAAAATAAGCACTCATGCGATCGAAACAGCAATTTCAAAGTATTCAAATATCAAAGATGCCGTTGCCTTTACATATCAATCAGGTGGCCATGAATTTTATGTCATTAACTTTGCAGAGGCCACTTGGGTTTTCGATTTATCAACAAAAACTTGGCATGAAAGAACTTATAACAATTCTGGTAATATTGAAAGACATAGAGCTAATTTTCATTCGTACAATAAGATTTTAAATTATCACCTGATTGGTGATTATGCCAATAACAAGGTCTATCGATTCAATGATCAAAAGTATTCAGATGACGGTGCCCCCATCGTTCGTATTCGTGCGGCACCGCACATAAGCGCGTCCGGGAATTATCTGTTTTGTTCACAGTTTAATTTAGACATGGAAACAGGTGTTGGTCTTGATGGCATAGGTGACGGAACTGACCCGGTGGCAGTTTTAGATTTTTCAGATGATGGCGGTCACACTTGGTCAAATGAGTTGGAAGCAAAAATCGGAAAAATTGGCGAATATAAAACGAGAGTCATTTGGAATCGCCTTGGAAAATTTCGAGATAGGGTTTTCAGAATTAAAATTTCAGAAAAAGTGAAAGTTGCAATCTCTGGTGCAAATCTGGAATTGGGAGGTCAATAGTGGCTGATATCATTCCAGACAGAATAGAAGTTCCATATCGAGATCGTCTTGAAGAGAGTGACAGGCGGCTAACAATTCCATGGCAGAATTTTTTCAGGAAAGTTCAAGAGTTGTTGGATATCTATACGCCATCCTACCTATTTGCTAGCTCCGATGTTTTTCCAATAAATGCTCCGGGATCATCTGGATCCTACTGGGCAGATATGGTTAATAATTCTGTCACACTTACTCCTGGAATTTGGAGCTTGTCGGGCTCAGCTTCTAGCTTCTACGTTGGAGGAACTTTTCCATCAAAATTGAAAGCAGGATTTTTTGCGGCAAATGGAAATAATACCGCATCTCTGCCGACTCAATTTACAGGCCCTGATATAATTCAAGGTGGAGTTGATCAAATTGCAAATTACCCTACATCTGTTGGAAATGTCACCTTTGTCATGCCAAACATGGTGATGCGAGTGACTGTACCTACAACAGTTTACATGGTCGTCTTTGCTCAATTTTCCTCTGACACCCAAATTAATCTCTACTCATCATTTATTGCCCAAAGGGCTTTAAAAATAAAAGGTGGATGATGGATCTTTGTCATCTTTACGAAAAATATGTGAACGAGCGAGAGGGTGGAGAGGTTTTAAAAAAACCTTACGGATTTATTACATACAAAATTAACAATGAAGAGTGTTTCATTATAAATATGTTCATTGATAAATCATCTAGAAAAATGAGTTTTTCAAAAGAGCTGGTTGGCGAGTTGGCTGAAATTGCCGTATCTCGTGGATGCAGTTTTATTTCTGGAAATATTCAAGACAATGACCCTGGTTGCACTCAAACAATGGCTGCGGCAATTGGAAATGGATTCAAGATCTATCGCGCAGATCGCGGGCAAATCGACGTTATTAAATCTTTAAAAGGGGCGGAGTAATGGGAAATGTAATTAAGGATATCGGTGGAGGTATCAGTCGTGCGCTGCAAGGTGCAGGCGATGCTCTTACTGGAGCAAATCAAACTCGTGACGCGATTAAGGCTCAGACGAGTGCTGCTGACAAAGCGAATGCCACTCAAAGATATATTTTTGATCAACAGCGCGCAGACAATGCTCCTTGGCGTGATGCAGGAGTAAAAGCACTTTCTCAGTTGTCTGATGCGGACTTTTCTCGAGATTTCACGACGGCAGATTTTCAACAAGATCCTGGATATCAGTTTAGGATGGCTGAAGGGCAAAAGGCTCTTGAAAGATCAGCGGCTGCTCGAGGAGGACTTAACTCCGGGGCAACACTTAAAGCGCTGTCACGGTACGGACAAGACTTTGCGAGTAATGAGTTTACAAATGCATACAATCGATTCAACGCTGACCGTGATCGTCGTTTCAATCGATTGTCTTCTCTGGCCGGAGTTGGCCAAACAGCACAAGGACAAATTAACCAAGCAGGTATGAACTACGGTAACAACGTATCTGCTAATCAAATTGGTTTGGGTAATGCGAATGCTGCGGCTTATATCGGACAGGCAAATAGGACTTCTGGATTAATTGGTCAAGGTCTGCAGGCCGGGGCCACTTATGCAACCTTTGGAGGTACCCGAGCAATTTCCTCCGACAAAAGACTTAAAACCGACATCGAAGAAATTTCAAAAGAAGATCTTGCCGAGATGAAAAAGGAACTTAAGGCATACAAGTTTAAATACAAGTCAAAAGATGATGGAGTAGGTGAATACATCGGTGTGATGGCTCAAGATCTTGAAAAATCTAAACTAGGAAAAACTTTAGTTTTCACAGACAAGGATGGATTCAAAAA